TGGTACAACTTCTGGTACGAGTATCTCTGTGGTGGTGATTTCACCTTCTGGTACTGGCATTATTCTTTCTCCTTTAACCATTGTGCTAGATCCTGTATGACCCAGGCTTGACTTATCGGTGCGTTGCGACGCTTAACTATCACATAAGACAGTGGCACTTCCCCGATACCACGAGCCTTAGCGTAGTTAAGCGCCTCAACTTGCGCTTCCCTCCAGAATTCAGGCAACGAAAGAGTTGCCCTGTTCTTGAGTTCAAGGATGTAAGTTTCTCCTGCGATAACAGTAACGATGTCGCCTTCATCCTTTGCCCCAGCTTTAGTCAGACGTTCTGCAATGGCACCCATCTTACGTAGCCACTTCATTACATCTGTCTCAAACTGAGAACCCTTAGTCTTGTTGTACTGACTCATCTACCAGTACCACCTTGTTGATCTTGTAGATCATATTGCCTTCTTCATCTTTGACTAACTCAACAACGCCAGACTGAAGCAGAGCACCAACGAAGTTGGTTAGGTCTACCTTGATTGCATTAACGTCTTCACGTAGTGCATCAACTTCTACACGCAAGAGTTCAATCTGAATCTTATCTCGGTACTTATTAGTTAACTCTGGTTCAGACATTATATGGGCCTCCATAACCGCTACGTTGATCTTTAATAAACATACTACCCCACACCGGATCGTCAGTAATCTGACACGCAGCGTAGTTAACATACAGGATTGCATAGCGTGAAGCATCTGCTGTGTGTGGACCAAAGCGGTTCTTCACGGCAGCAACCTTTAGTGTTGCTTGGTTAGGATCGTAACCAAGTGTGAGTATCAGGCTAGGTAATTGACTTACCTTACCGTGAATGGCACGTCTAGCAGGTGGGTTGGTTGTATTGCCATACTCACTCTGCTCTGATACGTGGTGTAGCACCAAGACACAAGCCTCAGTCTTGCGTGCCATATCGTGTAGCTCCATCATAATCGCACGTAGTCCAGCCCACTCGTTATCAGTCTCTGCTGCAACGTTCATTAGGTTGTCTATCACGATCAGTTCCGGTGCTATTCCATAGAGTTCTACGTAAGCCTTAATCTCTAACTCGATATCATCAAGGGTAGGTGATGAATCAAATACCCATTTGATGTGGCTGAGTTTAGCGAAATGGTTATCGTAGTGATGTGCATTTGCAGATAGGTTGGCCTCGACTGACATCTGCGAATGACCTGATGACAGTGCCGCAGCACGCATCATTACAGTAGTGGTATCAGTATCAGCTGAAAAGAATAGAGTTGGAACTGCTGCCTTAACCGCATAGATCAAAGCGAACATAGACTTACCTGCGTTAGGTGCTGCTGCAACCATACAGACTTGCCCACGCCGGAACTTGATCTGCTCACTAGCTAGTGGCTTCCATACGTCAGGCAAAGGTACTGCTTTGGTAAGCACACCTTGCCACGCACGGGATAGATCAAGCAACTCCGTCCTCCTTCACAATAATTCTTCTTTTCCTGCGAATGAATCTACGTTCACCCTCAGTAATGCCACCCCAGATACCGTGAACCTCGTTCTGTATTCCCCACTCAGCACACTCTGCTTGATGTGGACATTGACGACAGATAGATTTTGCCATAACCATCTCGGTACTGTTGCTACCTCCGCTTGCCTTTTCAGGAAACCAGAAGTCGCCACCTACACTTGCACATAACGGAGCCTCATATTGAATAGGCTCACGCATTTTAGCGCATAAAGATAGGGTCGCACTTATCTGTCGCACCCTTAGGTGCAGAACACATATGCGCTCTCCAAGGTCCTCGCTGTGATACACCTTCACGATAGTTCATTGCACCGTGACGGCAGGCTGGAGCTGATCCTGGATCTTGTGCTACAGGTGTAGCGTTAAATGCTGCTGCAACTGAAGCAACCGTTGGTGCTACTGGTGTACCACCATTGAGTTCCATACCAGTTGTGCGAATGTTGCTAGCGTTCATTGCCAAGTCTGCAAGACCTGACTCTAACTCTGCAACTGTTGCTGCATAAAGATTGATAAGTGTTCCATCGTTTAACTTGTAGTTAAGTTGGAATTTTGTTCCCTCTGTTGCCATTTACTTTCCTCCACTTGGTTTGATATTGAGTCTTGCTGTTTCTTCACCAACACTTACCGGTATGTGACCGATAAGTTTCTTTACCATTTCCTTGTCAACTGTCTCACGACCTTTAACCTTTGTCCAACTGATCTCTATACCACTTGCTGTGACGCCTGTGGTTCCCTCAAAGGAAGCCTTCAAGGAATCTTTAGTTGCTTCAAGCTCTTTGATCTGTGCATCTAATTGTAAGAAGTGCAGTGCGTTCTTATCTACTTCTTCGTCCTCAATCACTACATCACTAAGGACGATATGTTCTTTTTTTAAGCCAGTGCAACCCATCACACCGGACTCATCATAGTACTGGCAGTAACTCTTGCAGAAGTTAGAATCTTTTTCTGGCTCTGGCAGTTCAGTAGATGCCTTGACACCTTCTAACCAAGCAAGAGCAGTCAGTGCAATATCTTCATCGTAGGCTTCTGTATGTACCTTGACGTTCTTCTCATCGCCATCTCTAGCGATAGCCACAAGGTTTACTGTCTTTACCTCGTGACCATTCTTAGATAGTAGATAGCCATAGAGTTGTACCTGCCAACGCTGTTGCGTTGATGGAAAGTATGAAAGGTTCTTTACCTTAGAAGTTTTCCAGTCAATGACTGCGCCAGTGCTAGGTATAAATAAATCTATATGTGCCTTCATATCGCCGTGCTCAACGGCTGCTTCAACAAGGTAATCCTTGCCTTCAGGATCTAAGTGCTGGATAGCCTCTTCGATTGCTGAGTGGATAGCAGTACCCATAATGGCTGCTAACTTAGACTGGTTCTCGTTGGTGTGTGGCTGTGCGTTCAACCGGTACCAGACCTTACGACGGCATCCACCTACCTCTGATGGACCTACCTGTGTCTGAGTACTACGATCACGACTAGCATCTTTGGCGTGCAGTACTGTCAATAGCAGTTCTTTTGGATCTGTAATCATTGCGGGTTCCTTACGATAAATGCAGCCTTCGGGTAGTTCGCTGCTTCTAACTGTTGTGCTATCTGCTCACGCAGTTCTATCTCCATAAAGATTGTGTTGCTAGATCTACGACCAGATTGTATAGCTTCCTCTATTGCATACTTCACAGTCTTTTCCATTAGAGCTTATCTCTACGGGTTAGCCAGTAGTCGAAAGCATAAGCCCCGACGAAGCCAATTAGCAAACCGAAAAAAAATGTAAGCATCTTTATCCTCTCATCTGTACTTCTAGTTGGATCGGTGGACAGGTATTGACATCAAGTATTGAAGCTATCTTTATTGCCTTTTCTGCAACAACCTTTGCTGTCAATAACTTATTGTAGGACTTAGCCTGCAAGGAATACAAGTACCCAAGAGCATAATTTCCACCGGAACCTGCAGCGAAGAGTCCCATCTCGCTGGCGTTAAAGGATAGATCTCCACCGATAGAAAACAGGTAGGCGTTAAAGGATAGTAGATAGGCGAAGTTAGTCTCCTTGGCGTCTATCTCGTATCCATTCTCCTTAAAGGTTGAGTAGATACTTGGGATAATCTTCTTACCCATAAAGTCCACTGGATCGTAGGTGGGTTTATAGACTGGTGGCCTCCAGTTGTAGGACAAGATATCTCCTGGACGAGATTCACCGGTAACACCTAGTAGATACTTACCCACGTGAATAATCTTGGGCGTTTGGATAGATATGATGCGCTGATCGTTGTCGGTAATTTGCGAGTCAGCTGCCATCACCACGAAATCCTTGCCTTGGATTGCAGTTAGGGTTGTCATAAGGTGGAGTGTATCACACGGCGTGTCTTATTCTTTAATGGTGGGTTGAGTATGTACAATATGAGCGTAAGCGAATAACGGTAAGCGGCCCTTGGCGGGCCGAGAGCTAGGAGGCCCGACTACTATGCGGCTCCGTCTACCAACCCTGCAATCTTTAGGCTGGCGTAGAAGTACCCTTCCTGCCCTGTTTGGAGCCGATCTGAGGGCCTTAGGCCCTGTCCACGCCTGTACTTGTGGCTGTACTATGTTCAACATTATGGCATCCTTTGAAGATTATGACATAGCTTGGTGGCACCTTGACGGTACCTGTGCCAACTGCGGTAACTTGGTCACTATACCCTGCCCAGTAGACAATCCAGACGGACTTTGATATTTTAGTATCAGCGGGGAAGCATAGTACCCGCGAGTGCTGGACTAGACCTCTGCAGACTTCGCGGCCTGCAGGGGTTTCGTTCTTTTCAGGCATAAAAAAAGAACCCCCCACTCAGGATTTCTCCTGAGCAGGGGGCAGTTGCCTCGCGCTTATGGGCTAATTACTTAGCACCACGACCAAACTCTTTTGCCTTTGGATCTAGTGACTTCCAAATTGGTGCAATGAAAGCTGATGCAAAAGCGTAGGCTAATGTCTTTGGATCTGTAACACCGGCTGCGTATAGCGCTACCACTGCTGGTACTGCTGCACGAGCATAGGTTGTTGCGATTGCAATTAACTTATCTACGTTCATTTTATCTCCTTTAGGACTTGAATACTGGCTTACCAAAACCAACGATGGACACAACCTGTGACCTGCGTAGTTTTGAACCATTCTTCTTTTTGTATGCACGAACCTTGCGGCAAACTTCTCCGCCGTTTCGCTGGTCACCCTTCTTATCTGGGCTGGTGTTGCCTTCGATACAGGTGACTGTGCCATCGCCGTTATCTTTAACGACAATGCCAACGTGTGAGATTCTGTCAATACCATCTCCAGGGAAATCAAAGAAAACGATATCTCCTGGTAGTGGGATGGCTTCTTCTGCCTTCTCCCATTGATCCTTCTTGATGAAGGCAGTTGCTCCTGCTGGTGTGTATACACAGTTAGGGATCTTAAGTCCTACCTGATTAGCACACCAGTTTACGAATGAGCCACACCAAGGTTGGAAGTTAGCCTTAGTAAAGGCTCCATACTTTGTTTCGTTATCTTTAGGACCTTCGATGGTTCCAACTTCTGCTCGTGCTGTTTCGATAAACTTTTTACGCTGGCTCATTATCTTCCTTCTTTGGTTTGTCTTTTAGTCCGTTGCCTGCAAGTACTGCTCCTAGACTTCCTGTAAGAAATACAGTCAGCGTAGTAAGCAGTTCAATGAAGGCTCTGTCATTTGGTGCTTGGTCGCCCAATGGTTGTGTTACAAATATCAATGCCCATAGGATTCCGAAAACTGAGCCTAGGAATACCACACCTAGTATTGCTCCAATAAAAACAACAAGTCTTGCTTTGAGTTGCTCATTAGTAAATCTTTGTCTAGCCATTGAAGGTATCCTCCGGAAAAATATCTTTTGTACAACTGCCTGTTGGAATACATTGAGGCGGGTTACATTCTGGGTTATCCCAGTTCTCATATTCCTGACAAGGATATCTAACCCAGCCCTGATAACTACAACCGCTAAGAGTTATTGCGAGTAATAAGGATGCAGTAAATTTCTTCAACCTGTCGCTCCAATCTTGAGACGGAGTCCTTTACGCTTGAGCCACCATTGGGTTTAAGTTCATTGAGGTAGTGCTTGACCAACCATTTAACAGCGCCAACAAAGCCACCGATGATAGTAAGTACAGCAACAGCTACCGTTGCATAATCTTGTGCTTGCATCAGATCGTCCTTATTGTTACAAGTAATGTGCCGCCAAATCCAGAGAACCTCTTATCCTCTGGAGTCTTATTCATAAAGTCCATCTCTTCGATGATTCCTAGGTATGACTCACCGGTTCTCATATCTTGAACGCGGATAGTGTCACCGACATTTTCAATAGATTCTAATTGAGACATACGCTCATAGGCAGATCCTTCATAGCCCACTTCGTTACCAAACTTGTCGCTCTCGTGGTCATAGCAGAAGACTGGGTATTGGATAAGGCGCTGACGTGGAACTGCTGGTAGTGACTTCAGCTGGTAGCCAGTAAACAGTGGTCCCTTACTTGAATCAGTTGTTGATCGAGTAAAGGTAAACTTAAATCCTAGATACTCTTGTGAAGTAGTTGGGTAGTTTACGTTGATCTCAGGCACGCTAGCCCCTTGTGAGAATGTACCGATACGATACTCAGTATCTGTTGAGTCAATAGAATCAATGTTAATACCGCCATTAGTGGTATCTATACGAGCTTGCATCAGTTTGTAGATCTTAGTCTCAAGGGTGTTGTAGCGGATATAACCGGTACGTAGGTAGCCTGTTGGTACTAGGGTACTTGCAGATTCAATCCATATTCCATCACCTGGAATACCAAAGACAACTCTATCGGTATTACCAAGGAAGTCTGTAGATACTGGATTAGCAGTCTCACCGCTTGCATAAACATCCCAAGCATAGGCAAAGACAAGGCTGTTAGGAACTGCTGGCTGTGATAAATCAATACGGATTAGACCTGACTCACCATCTTGCAAGGTTGTTACATAGGCAAATCTATCTTTGAAAGTTACGCTCTTGCACTCTGTCTCTAGTAACAATGGTCCATAACTAACATCACCATCGGCAGATAGCACTGCAACTCTTACACCCTTATTGGTGCAAAGAACTCCAAAGGTACCAAGGTATACATCGAAGGCATTGAGTATCTCACCTTCTGGTAGGTCAACAACTACTGTTGGAACATTAAGTTCTGGGAATCCTAGAGAGTTAGCATTAGCAGTATCTAATGTAATCTTGTATAGAGATGACTGAGATCCAGCATAGCCACCAACATAGAAAGCAGCAGGTCCTTCAGATATGGTTGTCCATATCCACGATGGGTTTGGATGTTCATAAAGTTCAGTAGGTAAAGCGTGGCCACCTGCAGTGGCTGCTTTGTTAGATTCTAATTCATATAACTCTCTACCAATACCAGCAAGTAAGCGTTGCTTTGCATAGCGCAATGCTACTGTGGTAACTGGACCGTCAAGATCGTAGATATGACCATCATCTGTACTACCAAATATGTTACCTCTATGAAGTTTGTCATTATCTGCAGCAAAATACCTAGTGCCATCAGAGGTTAAAGCCATAAAATCAAGTGTGTGTGGAGCTGCTGTTAAGGTATAAGTAGTAACGGTAGGAGTATCACCACTCATAGTGAGTTTCTTTAGATCAGGTCCTTCAGTAAAGACAATCGCATTTACGTTATTAGCGTTATCTCTAGCACCAACTAGATATAGGTTAGTTGCTGTTGCAGCCCTAGCCCTGACTGTACTGTTAAGCAGAGTTGCCTGTCCCTTAGTCCAGACATCTAAACCTTTAGACTCTGTGTACTGAAAGCGTAGCGACTCCTCTTGGATAGGCTCAAAATACTTAATCCCCGCTCCTAAGTGGAATGAGGACTGAGATCTAACCCACCAACCGGTGAGCGTCTGCTCACCAGGTTCACGCGTTTGGTCAATCTGTTGCTTGCGATACTGCGCTGTGACTCGACGATAAGGTTGCTCATCGGATGCTGCAAGAAAGAACGGTAGCGCTGCAAAGGCTACATCATATGCTGGTCCAGTTGGAGTGTAAGAAGTAGATCCTGCAGGGTTGGAGAGTACATAGGGTATTCCCTCGGTGATGTCCTGGTCATAGGCCATTGGTTACTCCTCAGTTATTTTAGGTACGACAAAGACCCGCACGTTGGCGGGTAGGGTATTGCTAGTTATTTAGAGAGCAGCAATCTCTTCTGTTGATAAACCAAGTGCAGCAAGTTTGGCTTGAGCTGATGCCTTGGCTTCTGCCTTAGCATCTGCTACTGCCTGCTCTTCAGCTTGGCGTGCTTCTGCTTCGGCTCGGTCTATCTCCATTTGTGCTACTTCTGCATCGGTAAGTTCAATTTCAAGAACTTCTTTAGTGGTGCAGTTTACTTCGATTCGTGTTGGATTAGGCATTTGATACTCCATATAGGTAGGCGGTTGAGTGTTGGACGAAGTTTCCACTTTGAAAAAGTAATTTAATAGAACTAATTGCAGAACTATCTGACCATAGTCCTGCTGTTAGATAAGCCCACGCGGTTGTTGCATTATTTTCGCTTACCATATCTACGCTAACAGATTTGTTTGTGCTTCCTGCATAATTTGGAATGTAAATGCTGGCATTACCAAAAGTGTTAGAAGTTGCGGTTGAGGCTGGTACTTCTCCAATGTAAATCTCATCTGTTCCATAAGTATTAACACCAGATGATGCCGCTGCTCCGTTACCTCTCAACCATCGGCTTGAATAATTAGATGTGCTTGAATTAAATTGCATACTTACAGATGCCTCAACGCTTGCAACGCTGTTTCTTCCACTTAGTAATACTACCAAATCCGTATAGGTGCCAGGAATCGAGGTAAAGTCGATCGAAGCCGCTCCGCCTGAGCCTACTGTAGATGAGGCGATAAGAGTAAATGTAGGCATTAGGCCACCTTTCTAATTGTAGTCATCAGGCACTTTTTATTCCGTAGAGAGTGAAAGTAGAGCCTGCAATAAAAGTGGCAGCAGATGTTGACAATATCAAAATACTGTTAATTGCTGCCGTGTTACGCCATAGATTAACAACGGCATCTGTTCCTAAACCTGCATTGTTTGCCCTAGAAATGACAGTTTTATTTGTTGTTGTGTTTGAGTAATTCATAAAATGAGCAATGATTATTGTATCCCCTGCTCCACCGTTGGGATAAGCATTGAAATTTAACCGACCAATAATTGCATTTGCAGCTCTACTAGAAACTGCGGTTGAACCATTACCCGTTATCCAAGTTCTTGAATAGTTTGAACCAGTATCACCATTTAAGCGAAAGTTTGCATCAGCTCCAGCAGAAGAACCAGCATTGATGACCAAAACCAAATCTGTATAAGTAGCAGGTATGCTTGACAAAGTTACATCTGTTTGGGCGCTGCCAAGTGTCTGTGTTGCAATCTTTTCGTAAGTTGCTGGCATTATCCTACCGCCTTCTTCTTAGCCCATACTGCACGTGATCTTACGCGGTTGCACTCAGCGCACTCACGTTTTCCGTTTTGACGTACCATTATATTCCCTTCAAATAGATGCCCTTGGTTACAATGGCTACGATTATCAATGTTATGTTTTCCAGCCATAATGTTTTCTCGCTGGGTAACAACTCTCAAGTGCTCTACATTTACACAGCCCCTATTACCGCACATATGATCAATAACCATACCTTCTGGTATCTCACCGTTTGCTTTAATCCAGGCAGCGCGGTGCGCTTTTGTTACTTTACCCTGAAAGAATGTTTGACCGTAACCATTTTCTCTATATGACTTATCCCATAATATGCAATCAGTATCCATAGATGTAATCATATTAGGCTTTTATCCCATAAAGCGCGAATGATGAGTGCTGAACAAAGTTACCTGCTGATCGCGGTGCAATTGTGATAGATGTTATTGCTGCGGTGTTAAGCCAAACACTTGAACCAAGCCGCATAATTCCAGAACCGTTTTTATCTACTCCAGTTAAATGACGGACAGTTGTATTTTTTGATGTGTTCGCATAATCCAGAATGTCAATGACCGATCCTGCAAAGATGCTAGCGGTGGCAGTGTTTCCTACGCCAAAACCAAACGCAGCATAAAAATCACTTATTTGGACATCCCCAGCAGTTGCGCTAGCACCATCACCATCAAGAACGTGAGTCCTGTAATTTAATCCTGTTGTATCAGAGTTGAAGGTTGCTGTCACATTGTTTGCATTTGAGTTGCTGGCGCTTACTCGCGCAATACCACGCACCTGTAAATGCTTGTATGTGCTAGGGATTGAAGAAAATGTAATAGAAGCCGACCCGCCTGATCCGACTGTAGTTGTAGCGATTGACTCATAAGAATTGAGATTACCAGATATAGCCGAAGCCATAATTCCTAAAATTGGCATTAAACGATATCTCCAATCAAGGTCCAACTATCTGTTGCCACCTTCACCAGCGTAGCTGCAGACCACTGTAAACGCAGTTTGGTACCAGTACCGTTTACAGTAACGCCAGTGTCACCGACTACTGTTACCTGTCCTGCACCGATTGCTTGAATGTTAATCTGTGCTCCTGTTGCATAGGCTACTGAAGTATTAGTTGGCACTGTCAGTGTAATTGGTGAGGCATTAGAAAGAGTAACTAACTTTCCATTGTCTGCAAGTACTGGAGTGTAAGTCGTTCCAGTTTGAGCATTAAGAGTAAGGTTGATAATAGATGTACCGATAGTAGCGCCGTTGATTGTCGGGCTAGTTAAAGTCTTGTTAGTTAGAGTATCTGTAGTTGCCTTGCCTACTAAGGTATCGTTGCTTACAGCAGGAAGCGTCAGCGTATTAGTACCAGCGATTGCAGTTGCCTGCACTGTGGTAGTTCCAGATGTAGATCCGCTAAATGCAAAGGATGCTACAGGTGAGGCATTGTTACGGAAGAAGATTAAGTCAGATGATGTAAGTACGTGCTTAACAGTTGCACCAGCAGTATGTGCTACACCAGATACTCCAGGAGTTCC